CAACCCTATCTATCTGAGTAGCAAACGCACCCATATCAATAGCGGCTAATTGCTTAGTAAGTTCCGGCAACTTTTTCAGTGAATTTATCGTGGAATTAAGGTTGGATTTGCCTATAGACTCTAACGGCTTCAATGCAGAAACAAGCTGAGATATTTTAGTGGAGGGGTCTTGCATCGTATTCACAGCATCGTTTAATTTCTTGAGCTGATTACTTACAGCAGTAAGACCCACTCCACCTTTGGATGCTGCTCTGAGCCGACCGAGAGAAGCGGTTAACGCATCTAAGCCGTTCACCGCTTGTTGTGAGTTTTGAGTTATTTCTATTTGCAAACTATCAATCGTGGTGGACATCTACACTCACTTCCTCTCGTTCAACCTTATCTGGTAAATCCAGTTGCGATGCCCATGTCATAAAAGCAGCCATCGCTTTTTTCCGTTTTGCTTTTTCCATAGCTTCCTTATGCTCTTTGATTTCTTCAGCCGAGATGGGATAAGGTTTATCCCGATAGGGATGTGGTTTCGTACCTCTTTTAGCAAAAGCATGTAATACGGGTGACACACAACATAACGCTTCGTAGATATACATTCCTTGAAGCCACAACTCTTGATTTTTTCGAGCGTTTTTCAACTCGTTAGCTTTACGGTAATAAACCACCAATTCACAATCGTCATTCCAATACTGGTCGTAGGTCATACCTATTGACAAATAAAATGGAAAGTGCTCGTAAAATAGCTCGGTATAAGTAGGGAGGGGAGCTGAGTTTACCAGTTCGCTCCCCAATTCAAGTTTCCCTCATCTTCGCTCGGTTCATCTATAAGAGCCATAAGGGGTTCGTTATACATTTCAGCCAACTTAGCAATCAACTCTTGCTTGTTGGTGAGTTTGTCGAAAATCTTGTCAATTACCTCACGCTTTACATTGCGATGATGAGCAAGGAATGCTCCTGCGAACAATGTCGGTAGAGTAGATACAGGTTTTTCAACAATCTCGCTTGCGATAAAACCCTGTTTTTCCATTGTTTCTATGGACTTCCTTGTAAATTCAAGTACATATTCCTTGCCTTCGAATTCAAAAGTAATCTGTTTAGCCATTGTCTACACCCCCCATTAAACTGTTTTCAGAGTAGGCTTGGTGGAAGGTGCGATACCGATTTTCATTTCAACAACGGCATTTACGCCGGCTCCCGTCACCCAAACAGTATGCTCGCCCTGCCATTCAAAAACACCTTCCGAACCGTCTATTCCGAATTCAAGGGCATAATACAGTTTCTTATTTGCGTCTGCTAATACTGCTTCGTAATCGGATTTAGTGTAGTTCGCTGTGAACTCCATAGCATCCATAGACTGAATGCCGAGGACAAATGTCTGAGCAGGATTCAAAAAATGAGTGGTTTCAAGTAATTCGGGAGCACCACCGAGGTCCGGGAAATCTTTAATGTCGACTTTTTTTGTCAGAGATTCGGGGTCGGTTCCCCATTTCAAAGTTATGCCATAGGTAGTAATAGCCATAATCTTTACCTCCTATAAATTGTTTTGTTGGTCGATACTACCGCCTTATATCTGCCAACCATTCTATAAATGGTGGCATCGTCTATATCCGGAAACGGATGCAGCATAGTTCGTGTAAAACCCATGTCCTGCATTTCTCTATCGATCAGAGAGAAAATGTCTTTACATTGACTTTTCTTACCGGTCTTTTTGTTAGAGTACACATTTATTTCGTACATGAGTCCGGCATGATTCTCAATTCCTCCGCTCGATTGAGTTCGTTCTAAAACATAATTGTCTTTTTCCTCAATTGTCACACACGGAAATACAGCAGGAGTTTTAACATACTCACCGTAGACCGATATTTCACTGTAATTGGCTCTCAACACGGTTGACAACCTTTTGAAAATTATAGACTCTATATCAATCACGGCTGAATACCTCCTTTGCGATTCTTACGCATTCCTGCTCTAATTCCCGTGCTGTGTTATACATGAAAGGACGACTCCGCATTCCTTTCGTCCAGTGCATTTTTCCATCTCTATCGTTGTAATACCACCAACCGCTTTCACCATGCGCGTTCACATCATATTGCCATCCTGCGGGAGCAGGGTGGGGGGAACCTGCGCCTACAACACCTGTTCCGAATTCAACATAAACTGCATATGGTGCACCCGCCTTGATGATGCCAACCCCCGTCGATGGACTAAAATAACCGCTAATGCTCGATTCAAGCTCCCCGGTGTACCATGCTCCGAGTTGTCGTACTTGTACTTTTGCAATCTCTACGCCGTAATCCGTAAGAGTTTCAATCAGCAAGGATATTTTAGCGTTCAATTCAGATTTGTACTTTTCAACTTCTTTTATCGCACGGTCGATTTCTTTGACAGATAGACCGAACGATATTTTACGCACTAACATTCACCTTGCTTACAGCAATCGATACGCTATTCAAACTCTTTGCAACCTTCTTGACAATATAATCATGCGGTTTTTGAGTATCGAGCGAATCAATCCATAAAATACTTGTTTCAGTGATTGGTACGCTTAGGTCATCTGTCATTAAAACCTTATCGTAGTTTTCGGTATCACCGAATGGTCTTGTCGAGCTTGCACCTTTTGCCGCCGACACATTTATTCGTAAAGCGATGGGGGAGGAATACAATATTTCATACTCTCCGGTTTCGTTATCGTACTCATCGAGAACAGGTTCTTTACCTTCATAAAGAGCATAATAGATCGTCTGTTTGTTTCGTTCCAATGCTCTCATCGGAACACCCCCACATATGGGGTAATACCCCTCATAAGGCTTTCCGGCACATCAGCGCTCTCATAAGTACGGCTTATGCCATTTTCGCTATGAGAGATTTGTCCCTCCGCACCTCGTTTATTATAGAGGTAAGCCGCTATTTCAACCTGCTTAGTTCCATAACGAGCCGGAACCTCTATAATCGTTGGATCATAGGGATATGCTCGGTCGAGAATCTTTTGTGCGGCAATGGATAGGAGCGTGAGCAGCAACGCATCCTCATCCTTTCCGCTTATACCAAGCAAACCTTTTAACTGGTCGAGTTTTGAGTTTATATCTGCCACTCACGCTACACCCCTTTCTATTAACCATTGGTAATGAGCTTTGCCATAGGAATAGCTTTAGCATCAAACTTACGAACCCAATTATTGCTGTTGAACAATTGAATATCGGTAGGAGATTCAGTCCAGGTACCGGTGGTCGGAACCTTAAAGCTAAAGCCGTTAGGATGAATGGTTTCTCTAATACGGGTATATAAAGTATCCTGTCCACCATTCTTAGCAGGGTCACGATGAATTTCTACGGGAACATCAAGTCTACCCGGTGCAAACCTCAGAACACCTGTTCCAAGCAAGTAGGTGGTATACTTAGGATAACCTTGAGTAGTTGTATCAACCGGAACGCCATCGTCAACAATAACGAGATAACCGTTCGCAGAAGCCAATGTCGTAGGTCTTTGAATGCCGTTAGCATCGGTCTGTTTCCAATACTCGAGGAGCTGCAAATTCTCTAATGTTCTAGCCACATTAGAATGCATGATTGCAACCGCATAAGCTGATTTATTATCTCCGAGAGTATCAGTAGCAACATCATTCAGAGTGGTAGCTTCAATCTTATAGAGCGTAGTACCGCTTGTTACACTGAGGTCAACGGTATGCTTCGCCCAATCGGAATCATTAGCAATACCAAAAATAGCGTCAAGCAAGCCTATAATACGCTTCTGGCGTTTCTTGTTCCAATACCTCGCTACAGAATTTACGATATGACCGAAGGGGTCAGATCCGGACAGTTCTGCTACGAAATTTCTGGCAGTAAAGCCTTTTGCTCTACCATAAGCAATACCGGTCTGCACATCAGCGCTTGTTTCGGTAGAGGTAATGTCCGTTGCGCCATCATAGTTCACTTCATCCCCGTCAAGAATATTGTAGAAGGGGAGAGTATATAAATTACCATCGTTCTGTAATTTTGCAGCCGCAACAGGGTCGTTCACGAGAACACCACTGTTTAACAAAGCTGTCTTTACCGGGTCGGGAGCTTCACCCCACGCCTGCACAAATAATTCCGCATCGAACGGAAAATTAAGATAAGATCCTGCCATTATTTATTACCTCCTATAAGCATTTTGTATAATTCTGGATTCTCCAATTTTAACTTTGCCTTTTCAGTCAATGTCAGTTTGTCGAAATCCTCTTTAGTCATTTCTCCGTTTTTTCCGGCGGGCGGTTTTGGTGCGCTTTTTAGCAATTCTGCTTTAAGTGCTTTTTCAGCAGCAGCCTTTTGAGCGGCAATAAGGTCAACTATACTTTTCGCACGAGCCTTAGTAGTTTCCTCATCTTCGGAAACAATCGCATCCAAAATGGAACTATAATCGGCTTCGGTTAATCCCGCCGAAACGAAAATCTCTTTTGCTCTAAGCTTTGAAAGCTCTTTTGCATAAGTGAGTTGAGCGGCAGCAGCCTTTTCTAATTCGGCTTTCAGCTTCTCATCCGCCGACATAGTAGATTCTTGTAATTCCTTCAACTCTTTTTTAACTTTCGCAAGCTCCGAAGCAGTCTTGTCAAAAACCTCTTTCGGCACTGACTTCGGAAGAGTCGCCGGGTCTACAAAATTTTTATCAGCTAATGCCGCATTGATTTCATCAATTGTCATTCCCTCTCTGTACGCATCACCGAGTAAAGTTTTAATATCCATAATAACCTCCTGTGTTTTATAGGTGTTCTCTCACCGAATATTTGTGTTTTATAGGTGTTCTCTCACCGAATGTTTGTGTTTAGTCGGTTCTCTCCCTATTGTGTTTTATAGCGTTCTCTCGCTTGAAATAAAAAGTACCAATCAACCTCTAAACAAAGGTCAATCGGCACTCTTTCGGCGCTCTGTGTTAAAATAGTTTATTGTTTTGCAATTTTTACACTTTATTTCGGCTTCGCCTTTGATTTTTCCGAGCAACTTACCACATTTTTTACATCGAACATCAATCAAAAGCATCACTTCATCACGCTACCCCCTCTGGATTAGGTTTATTATTTGATGGAGTGTATGTTGCCTTTGCGGTCAGCCATTTCTCTAAATAAGGTAACGAATCGAGATATGTCTGTTCCGGGTCGCTGAATAATCCACTATTGGCTATCGCTATCTGAGGATGAATACCAGCTTCAAGCATGTTCTGCAAACCTTGTGTTTTGACCAATAGGTTGTCAGTTTTGTTTCGAGTAAATTTAATGTCAATGTCACTTAACTTGAGATCAAGCCCATGCACAGTGTTAATAATTCTCAAAGCTAAACGAAGGAACATCTTTTCAGAACATTTGAATGCCAATTCAGTGTCCCTCGCTCTGGATTCAGCAGCACTCCAACCGTCCCTAAGAATAACAGCTTGCCCGGTATCACCGGTTGTACGATTAGCTCCAT